TTAAGAAACATACGAGAGGTTATCTACTACATAATACGAAACCGGTTGATAAGATGACCGAAGAAGAAGCAATAGAATATTTAATTATGAAAGACATACCAGAACACGTATGGAAAGATTATGATAAATCTAATCGTAAGAGATTAGTAATTTGTAAAAAACAAAATCTTCCAAGTCATAGAATATGGCGTAACTCATGGAAGATAAATCAAGAGCTAGTAGCATAAGGAGATAAGAATGACTACAATGATTCAAGACAAAAATGGTGTAATTGCTGCAGCACCATCATCAGTACCAGACAGGCATTTTCGAAATGCATGGATGTTCGATAGTGCACAGACTGCTATCACTGAAGACATTACCGCAGCTAAAGTAATATTTAAAGATAAGATAAGAGAAATGAGAGCACCTTTATTAGAAGCAGAAGATGTTGTATACATGAAAGCTTTAGAGTCTAATGATTCAGATGCAAAGGTTGCAAGTGTTGCAAAGAAAGTTGCACTAAGAAATGCACCTGCAGCTTCAGCAATAACTGATGCAACTACAATTACTGCACTTAAAGATGCATGGGATAGCGATGTTTTAGGAGCAAGTCCTTATAAATAGAATAAAATAAGGATTCACGATGGCAATTCCAACATCAAGAGCAACGCTGATAGATTACTGTAAACGACGTTTAGGTGAACCCGTTATTGAGGTTAATGTTGACGAAGATCAAGTCGAAGATCGCGTCGATGAAGCTTTACAGTATTATCAAGAGTATCATTCAGATGCCACGGTACGTACATTCTTAAAACATCAAGTTACTGCAGATGATGTGACAAATGAATACATTCCGATTGCATCAAATATATTATTTGTTTCAAGGCTACTTCCTTTAACTAGCTCTTTTAATACAAGCCGAAACTTTTTTGACATTAAGTACCAAATGATGTTGAATGATATTGCTGACTTGATGAACTTTGCAGGTGATTTAGCGTATTACGAACAGATGCAGCAATACTTATCTCTTCTCGATATGAAGCTCAATGGTCATCCACAAACACAATTTGCAAGAAGACAAAATCGATTATATATTTTTGGTGATTTTGCGGATAAAGATATTCAAGCTGGTGATTTTTTATTGGCAGAAGTTTATTCGGTAGTTGATCCGAATACACATACATCCGTGTTCAATGATATCTTTGTGAAAGAATATACTACAGCTCTTATAAAACAACAGTGGGGAATGAACTTAATTAAGTTTGAAGGTATGCAATTGCCGGGAGGAGTCATTTTAAACGGAAGACAACTATATGACGATGCTACTGCAGAAATCGAAAGATTAAGAGAAAGCATGAGATTAGAACAAGAACTTCCACCAGACTTTTTCGTAGGATGATATGGCAACTAATTTATATTTCAGTCAAAAGGTAAAGTCAGAACAGAACCTGTACGAAGACATTGTAATTGAATCTCTTAAAATGTACGGCCAAGATGTATATTACTTACCGAGAGATTTAGTCAATGAAGATCGTATACTAGGTGATGACCCCGAATCAAGTTTTAATTCATCACACGTATTAGAAATGTACATCGAAAATACCGAAGGGTTTGAAGGTGAAGGAGATTTATTCACAAGATTTGGTGTAGAGATACGAGATGAAGCAACGTTTGTAGTATCGAGAAAAAGATGGGAACAAACCGTAAAGAGATATGATAATGAAATAACATCTTCAAGACCTTCTGAAGGTGACTTAATTTATTTACCTTTATCTAAATCATTATTTCAAATATCTCATGTAGAACATGAAATGCCGTTCTATCAATTAAGCAACTTACCTGTTTATAAATTAAGATGTCAATTATTCGAATACACTGGAGAAGATTTAGATACCGGTGTAGATACAATTGATGATATCGAAAGAAAGTATGCTTACAAATATATACTTACATTAACAAATACACGTGATTCTGCAGAAGCAAGTGTAACTCTTAATAGTGGTCAACTCGCAACTGTTAGTATCATAGATAGTGGTAATAATTACTTTACTGCTCCGACAGTAACTATATCAGATTCAAACGGTGTAGGTGCTGCTATTGCCGCAACAGTAGATAGTAATAGTGGTGAAGTTAATAGTCTTACTATTACAAACCCAGGTACAGGTTATACTAATCCGACAATAGTGTTCTCATCACCAGCTATTACACAATTTGAAATTGGTGAAACTATAGTAACTCCATCGGGTGATACTAATATGAGAGCTGAAGTTGCTAAATATTCAGACTCTGATGATAAACTACACTTAATACATGCAGGTGCAGACGATGGTGCATATCATACATTCGGTGTTGGTAAGAAAGTTGTTGGATTAAAGACGGGTGCAGGTGGTGTTATCAATTTAGTAGTCGAAGATAATCAACTTTCTCAAAATGAACAAAACACAGATTTTACTTCCGGTACAGATTTTATAGACTTTTCAGAAAACAACCCATTTGGAGATGCGAGTAACAATTAATGTTTGGTGGACACTTTTATCACGAAAAAACTAAAAAAGCAGTTGCTCTCTTTGGAAGACTGTTTAATAACATATATGTTATTCGTAAGAATTCATCAGGTGCGGTGATAAGTCAAATTAAAGTTCCTTTGTCATATGCACCAAAACAAAAATATTTAGAAAGAGTTCGTGAAAATCCAGATTTAAATGATGATACAAAGGTAGCAATTAAGTTGCCAAGAATGTCATTTGAAATTACTTCGATAGCTTACGATGCAACAAGACAACTCGCTAAATTGTCTACATTCAACACAACTGCATCTGATGCTAACGCAAACAAAAGACAAAAGTTTTTTACGCCAGTTCCTTATTCAATAAACTTTCAATTAAATGCATATGCTAAATCACAAGATGATGCATTACAAATTGTTGAACAAATATTGCCAACATTTAATCCACAATACTCATTGACTATTAAACCCTTTGGTACTGAATATCCAACACTAGTTGAAGATATACCTATTATAATTCAAGGTGTTTCATTCAGTGATGATTTCGAAGGTGCAATGGAACAAAGACGTACAATAATATACAGCATGGACTTTGAGATGAAGATAAGTTATCATGGTCCGATTGCTGATACCAATGTAATTCGCAGTAGCGTTGCTAGTGTATTTACTATTGGTTCAGGTTTAAATGATTCCGATATGGGACTTCAAACAATAACAGTAACACCTAATCCTACAAGCGTAATTGGTTTGGCTGATAGTGATTTTGGTTTTACAACAACTATAGTGGATAGCGCATAATGTATGAATATAGATGTAGAGTGGATAGAATAATCGATGGTGATACTGTAGACGTAGATATAGATTTAGGTTTCGGTGTTTGGTTACATAAAGAAAGAGTAAGATTATATGGTATCGATACTCCAGAGTCAAGAACACGTGACTTAGAAGAAAAAAAATATGGATTAGCCGCAAAGAAGTTTTTAACTGGTATGCTTAATGATCCTGAAGGTATAGTACTTAAAACACATAAAGACGCTACTGGAAAGTTTGGTAGAATACTCGGTGAATTATGGAGAACTACGAATTATGCAGATAAGTCTATAAATGATTATATGATAGAGAAACATCATGCTGTTGCATATCATGGTCAATCAAAGAATGATATTGAAGAACAACAATTGAAAAATCGTGAGCTGGTAAATTTAAATGAATAATGATACGAGTAAATTCTTTCCTCCTGAAGAAAAGAATGTGGATAATGATTATAAGTATTCTCGAGATACGTACTATGAGTTAGTGGAAAAAGGAAAACAAAGTCTTGAACTTATGATTGAAGTCGCAAGAGAAAGTGAACATCCTCGAGCATTTGAAGTTTTATCTGGTATGATTAAAAATATTTCAGATGTTAACGATAGATTGATGGATTTAAATAAGAAGAAAAAAGATCTTGATAGAAAAGAAGAGATAAAAAATATAGCCAACACTACAAACAATCTTTTTGTTGGGTCAACTGCTGAATTACAAAAAATACTTAAGAATGAAACGGACCTAGTGAATGTCACCCCAAAGCCTAAATGATAATTATTTAGGTAACCCTAATATTAAAAAAGATGGAATCGTTCAAAACTGGACGAAAGATGAAGTACGTGAATATGCGTTATGCATGAAGAGCTCTGTATATTTTATAGAAAAATATGCTAAGATTATCTCACTCGATAAAGGATTAGTTTCATTTAAATTATATCCTTATCAAAAAAAGATGTTTGATAAATTTGAAAAGAATCGATTTAATGTAGTGCTAGCATGTAGACAATCCGGTAAATCTGTTTCTGCCTGTGGTTATCTATTATGGTTTGCATTATTTCAACCTGAAAAATCTATAGCGATACTGGCTAACAAAGGAGCAACAGCTCGAGAAATGTTGGCAAGAATTACACTGATGCTCGAAAATATACCTTTCTTTTTACAACCCGGAGTTAAAGCTTTAAATAAATCTAATATTGATTTTAGTAATAATAGTAGAATAATTGCGGCGGCAACTTCAGGACAATCAATTCGTGGTTTGTCAATAAATTTATTATATCTCGATGAGTTTGCTTTTGTTGAAAGAGCCGCAGAGTTTTACACATCGACTTATCCAGTTATATCTTCAGGTACTGATACTAAAATTATTGTAACATCTACTGCAAATGGTATTGGTAATACATTTCATAAAATATGGGAAGGATCTGTACAAGGTGTAAATGAATACAGTAACTTTCGTGTTGATTGGCATGATGTACCGGGGCGTGATGTAAAATGGAAAGAAGAAACAATTAACAATACGTCACAAATACAGTTTGATCAAGAGTTCGGTAATACATTTTTTGGAACTGGTGACACATTAATTAATGCACAAACACTTCTTGATCTAAGAGCAAGTAACGCTAAAAGAACATTAGAAGGTGGTGATATATTAATATATAAAGAACCTGAAAGTAAACATGAATATATTTTAGTGGCAGATGTATCTAAGGGAAGAGGCCAGGACTATTCATCTTTTTCATTAATCGATATTAGCACTCGCCCGTTTGAACAGGTTGCTGTTTACCGCAACAACACTATCTCGCCCTTGCTCTTCCCTAATATTATTTATAAATATGCGATGGTCTACAACAAAGCTTATTGCGTAATTGAATCAAATGACCAAGGTTCAGTTGTATGTAATGGATTATACTATGATTTAGAATATGAAAATGTACATGTGGAGTCTGCAGTTAAAGCAAATGCAATTGGTATTGAAATCAATCGTAGATCAAAAAGACTTGGTTGTAGTGCATTAAAAGATTTACTTGAAAGTAAGAAACTTAAAGTTGTAGATGAACAAACAATATTAGAGATATCTACTTTTGAAGCAAAGGGTCAGACATTTCAAGCTTCAACTGGTAATAATGATGATCTGGTTATGAACTTAGTATTATTTGGTTTTTTTGTATCTTCGGCATATTTCTCTGATTTAACTGATATCAACATTAAAGATGTGATTTAT